AAGCCTCGTCAGTCCAGAAGCCGTCGCAGACAGAGCAGTACCAATACTCGACGCAACCCATGCTGTGGCAGCCGGGCTCAACAGCGTCGAAGTGCACAAGCTCGTGAGCCGCTTCTGCACGGATAACGCTCTTAGCGTTGGTCAGCATCGTGCAGGCTTCGTCAAGCCAGTAGCCTTCGCAATCCGGGCAGTACCAGTACTCAACGTTGTAGCAGGAAGCCTCAACGTGCTCGAGGTTCTCAGAACCGGTAGCGGGCAGGTTGACGCTCTTGGAGTTGGTGACCTGCGTGCAAGCCTCGTCCGTCCAGAAGCCTTCGCAATCCGGGCAGTACCAGTACTCGACGCAACCCATGCTGTGGCAGCCGGGCTCAACAGCGTCAAAGTGCACGAGGTTAGCGTGGGTCGCAGGAACAACAACATTCTTGATGTTTGTCAGCTGAGTGAGAGCCTCGTCTTGCCAGACCTGCTCGCACTGGCCGCAGTACCAGTATTCGATGTTGCCGTTCTCATAGCAGGTAGCATCCGCTGCCTCGACGTGCACCAGCGGGCTGTAGTTGCCGTTGGAGATCGCACACTTCGAGATGGTGATGGTGCCCGCTTCTTTCGCGATGAAGATGATTTGCTTGATCACCGCATTTGCGGGAACCTCAGCATCCATCGCACCGGTTTCAGGATTCCACTTGTAAGCGCCGGTAAGCTCGAAGTTGACATCCTCGGAACCGGCCTTCAGGGGAACGCTCGCGCCGTCAGCGCCGCCGGCAAAGCCCCAGCAGAAATCGCCTGCGCCGAACATCCACTTGCCGTTGTTGTTATCGTTGAAGCAGATGTCATACGCCATACCCGCTTCGTAGGTTGCCTCGAAGTTCGGGTAGGTGTTGAGGTTAACAGCTTCGGGGATGACAAGAGCCATCTCCTGACCCGCCGCAGTCGCGGTGAACACAAGCTTGCCGTCAACCACTTCGAAGGAAGCGCCTTCGCTGATACCGCCGACAAACTCAGCGCCCAGGAAGTTCACGCCGCCCTCGTCGCCCGTAGCGGGAAGGATGACGTTCTTGGAGTTGGTGACCTGGGTCAGAGCCTCGTCCTGCCAGAAGGTTTCGCAGTCATAGCACACCCAGTACTCGATGTTGCCTTCATAGTGGCAACCGGGAGCAACCGCATCCATATGCACCAGGTCGGTGTGGGTTGCGGGAGTGATCACATTCTTGTGGTTGGTGAGCTGGGTCAGAGCCTCGTCCTGCCATACCTGCTCGCAGGTCTCGCAGTACCAGTGCTCGATGTTGCCTTCCTGATAGCAGGAAGCATCCACAGCCTCAACGTGGACCACTTCGCCGCCGACAGCGGGAACGATCACGTTCTTGGAGTTGGTGAGCTGGGTCAGAGCCTCATCCTGCCAGAAGATCTCGCAGTCCGGGCACATCCAGTACTCAATGTTGCCGTTCATATGGCAACCGGGCTCCACAGCCTCAAAATGAATCAGGCCGTCGTGTGCGCAAGCAGCCGCCTCGAAAGCGATCGCCCATTCCACACTGCCCTCGGGAGCAGTCCAGGGATTTGCAGCATCATAGGTGTTGATGATGATCTGGATCTCGTCGCCTTGCGCAACCTCGATCACATAGGTGGAAACAACGGGATCGCTGTCCGACCACTGAGCATCGCCGTAGGTGCCGGCGGTGAGGTTGTTGACAACATAGAACCACTGCTCAGAATACACCGTGAAGGTCAGGGTGCCGTCCTGCTCAGCCACAAAGACGTTCTGAATCTCCGTACCGTCGGTCACGGTGACATATTCGCCGCCCACAACCACATAAGCACCGTTGTTCATCTCAACAGCGACATCCGAGCCCTGCTCGAAGGTGCCGTTGTTGCTTGCGGGAGCTTCCGCAAGGGAGAGATAAATGGTGCGGGTCTCGGTCTCAGAGGTGTTCATCACAGAGAAGATGTTCGAGAAGGAGTTCATCTCGAGCGTAGCAGTCGCCGAAGCGTCCGGATAAACGGACTGACGGCCGTACTGCACAAACCAGCCATCGACAGCGTCCTCGAGGTCGGGGTTCGCGCCGTAAGCGGTCATAATGGTGCCGTTCGCGTTATCGACTTGCACATAAGCCTCAGCGCCGGGCTCAAGGAATGCGACCACACGGCCGCCGACAGAAAGCTGATAGGGGTTCTCGTAGGAACCGAGAACAGGCTCTGCCACGTTCAGCACGTCAAGCACATCCACATTGATGCAGTTGCCGGTGCCGATCGCATACACCTTCAGGGAGTTGAAGGTAACAGTGCCGTCTTCAGCAACAGCAGACTCCGGAACAATGTCCTTCACCATGATGGTGCCGGTGTAACGACCGGTGTTGAGATCGCTGCCGTTGTTTTTGCTCAGGTCAACATACTCTTTGGAGTCATAGTTGTTGATATCGGAAGCGCCGTAGAACAGCTGCACACGACCGGTAACAAGAACCGTGTAGTCCACGCGGAAAGCCGCCGTAGCCCAATCCACGGTAAGGCCGAGGTCGTTGAGCGCTGCTGCCGGCCAACCACCGTTCGCCGACACAGCAATGCCGGTTTCGGTCTTCGCCACAGTCGCGTCGCCGCCGCCGCCTGCAACAGACGTCCAGGCAGACTCGTCAACATCGATCAGCGAGGTGGCTTCCCATTTCTCATTCTCCTCGTAGCTTGCCGAGGTAATGTCCATCTTCTTCACGATGGAATAGGAGCCGTCGTTCTGCACGAGCTGGTTCACAACCAGGGTGCCGGCGGCAGAGGGAATGATTTCCACCTTCGTCACAGCAGCCGTCTGGTCCCATTTCCAATAGTTCCATGCGCCCTGAATGTTCACATTCAGGCCGTAAGAACCGGCAACAAGACCCGAGAGGATGCCGTTGCCATCAGCATCAAAGTCGGCATCAAAGCCGCAGTTGTTGCCGTTGGCATCGTAGATCTTGATTTCGAACGCAACGTCCGAATCGACGTCCATAGCGACATGGTGCATATTCGCAACCGTATCGCCTTCCACAGCGATGGTGATCTTCTGACCACCGGTCACCGTCAGAACGCCGTTCTCATACGTGTAACCTTCACCGGTGATCGTGCCGGCAAGAAGGTCAACGGTGCCGCTTGCGGAAACGGTAAACAAACCGACCACGTTGCTCAGAAGCAACGCCACACACAAAACGACACTAAGAAAAGATTTCTTCATGCGGGGATTCCTCCTTATAAAAATTTTCGTTGTAGGAATATGTGCGATTCCTATACAGATAGCATTATACATCATCACTCCAGAAAAAGCCAGTCCATTTTGAAAAAAAGGCAATATTTTATGAATACATCAAAAGATCCCCTGATTTTATTGGGATTTATAGACAAATTCATCTTTAGCACAGTAATGTGGTTTTGCTTCAAAGGAATAAACCACCCGCTCAGTGCCAAAACAAAAGCGGGTGCTCTGTTGAGCACCCGCGAGGTAGGAGTGATTATTCGCCGAAGACCGTGTGATAACAGTCAAACAAATCCTTGCGGATCTCGTCCGCCTCATCATCGCCGAGAAGACCGTCAAATTTGCCCTCGTTATATTCTCGGTAGTAAATGCGAAGTTCTGTTTTGCATTCTTTCGTCAGCATATCGTGCTCGATCATCCACTTGATGACGGGAAGAATGCACATCAGTCGCTCTCGCTCGGATAATTGCGAATCATCCGTATCTTCCAATGCATATTCTTGAACCCTCTGCCCGGTTACAGGCGATCTTCTATCAAGAAACTTATATGTATCCTCACGACATTGCATATAATTGTAATCAAATTTCATCTTACTTCCTCCTTCTCCATCCCCACACATTACCTTCGACCAATTTATTAGAAACCAAATTGATCGTTACGTTGGGAAATTGTTTTTTGAATTGTTCCATTATGCCTTTACCCGTTCAGTATACGCTGTTTTTATCCCTACGTCAATGATAAAACAAATGCGGGTGCTCTGTTGAGCACCCGCGGGGGATTAAATGATTATTCCTCGTTATCTTGATTCTCTTCTTCCTTTTTTTATTTAACGAAGAAAATTCTGATAGCTTTTTTGTGCTTCCGGTGGAGCATCCTTGCGAATTACTTGAACATGATCCACAAACGCCCTCCAATCCGGATTGCTTTTCCAATAAAGATCTAAAAGCCTCATAACACACCTCTTTTCAAAATCGCGCCCAACCTTTAAACCAGCGAATTCCGAAATTAATACCAAGCTATAGTGCCTGTCTTTTTGGTTAATTCGATACCCCGAATTGCATGGTAAGCATAATAACCACCGAAGTCTTCGCGTGATTCTTCTACAATCGCGCCCTCTCCCTTTTTTATTAAACAAACTTTTCCGGGAGCACTTTGCTTTCCTTCCGGATAATACAAATATAAAATCCCATCTTTTGTTTCTTCAACAAATTTATAAATCAACAATAAAATCACCCCTTAGTCTAAATTGTTCTGTCTCAAATAACCTTTTAATGCCTCTACATAATCATATGTCTTTGAAACATATTCATGTACTGGTTCATATGGAATCGTTGTATCAGCGCCCATTATTTCTGCTTCCATCAACTCATGTTTTAGTAGAATTAAATCGTGCGGATATATCTTTTTACCTTCTCGCAAACGCATCCATGACTGAGCCATATAATAATCCGGATAAAATTGGTGAATGCTTCCATCCGCAAACAAATGATCTAATTCGAAAACATGTGCAAATGCTTTTTCAACTTGTTCATACGGAGTGTTGGTGTTTTTTGAAATCGCAGAGATTTCAAAATCTCGATTTCGTTCACGTACCTCTTGATAATAAGATTCAGCAAACCGTCCCCTGCGTTCGAACTTTGGATCACTCCGATTTGTTAACGCACCACTTTGCTTTATTCTATTTCCTTTCCGTTTTGATGTCAGGGACATTTGAGCTTTAGTTGTCTCTTCCGGCACATACCGTCTGCCTTCCACACCTGCCATAAAGGCTTCGGTAAGTTCGGCAACGGTCGGTTCGGTGACGGTTGCTGTAAATTCAGGCGATTGTTGCGGGACGTCGGGGACGCCGACCCCTGTGGCGGCATTGGCGGCGAATTCCGTTGCAGGTGCTTCCCGAAGCGGTCCTACTGATGAGGATGTTGGCTGAGAAGGATTAAATGTATAAATCTATAACCGTCTTTTTCACTTGCGATTTCTTTAATACCACATAAGAAGTTTTTCCTTGGGTATTTCTTTTGTTTTTGCAATTGCAATCAATTCTCTTTTTGCGTGAAACAAATGATTTTTACACCATTCAAAATCCACAGGCAAATAATAGTCTATAATTTCACCGGTCTGAAGTTCCACCGACACTCGTCCTGCTTTAGGACTATTTTCAGGATAAATATCGCTTTTTATTACAGAGCCTTCAATCCGAATATTTTTTAATAGCACCATAATACTCTTCCGCCTCCTTTTGATAATTATATTTTCCGGATGCTTTTATATGAGCTTCTCTTTGTGACATTCCTTTTAAAACAAGCTCTCTTTCTAACGCTTCATGTTTCAACAATGTCAAATCGTGCGCCAAAGGTTTCCCAAGCATTAATCGTCGCCATGATTCCGCAATCATATAATCCGGTGCAAAACGAGTTGTGCCGCTTTCTCCTAAATTATGTGCTTCAAAAAACAAATACTTCTTAATTTGACGAATCGTTTTTGATGATAACTTTGATACTCTTGCAATTTTTTGAATATCAGACTCGGTTTTGCGGATAAATTCATAGTACTTTTGAGCGTGAATATCCGCTTTTTTTCCGTTTGGATTTCGTCCTCCGGTTATATATTCGTCAGCAATGGCATCCCCGCTCTTCTCACTTTCCGAGAAAAAGCTTTGCTCCACATTTTTCGGCACATACCGCCTGCCCTCTACGCCTGCCATAAAGGCTTCGGTAAGTTCGGCAAGCATCGACGGAGATAGTCCGGTATGTTCAGTATACGCGGTTTGGACAGCGGTGTCAAGATGCGGTGCAGACGGGTTTTGGGGTGTTGCATCCGTTTCCTGTGCATTCCCGATTGTCTGCACAGCATTGGCAACCACTTCCTGTGCTGTGATATTACCGTTTTGCAGTTCCTGTGCAATTGCGATATACAATTCACCTCACAGCACCGAAAAATCGGTAATCCCGTAATGATCAAGCACGGCATCGATGTCTGCATCCGTCAAATGTTCCGCCGCCACCTCTGCAAGCAATTCCTGTTTCACATAATTTTCAAAACTGCCCGCACCGTGCGTGTTTTCATATTCCGTTTTATCGGGCATAAGCGAAATAAACCCGGCGGCAAGCACCGTTCCCGCTTTTTCACCCGTGATCTTTTGGTAGATCTCCGCAACGGCATACCTATTCTCCAAATTGTTCGCCTTAAACTGGGCATACAAATAACCCGCCAGACCGTTTTTTGCCTCCTGAGAGCCCACCGTATCAAACGCACCGTTTTTCCACAAGCGGTCTGCCCAGGATGTCACCCGCTCGTATGCCACCACATCTCCCGCACGAGGATTGCCGCTCGTCGGATCAAAGTAGCCGTCCCGCAAATAGCCGTCATTCTGTCGGGCGGGTGACTGACCGTCACTCCCCTCCTGTTGTCCTGCCGCTGATCCTGCAGCTTCTGCCTCTCGATCCACCTCATACAAACTCAAAGCGGTCTTACTTGCCGCCTCATCCGCACTGTTGCCGAAGCTGAGAATATCCGCATCCGCCTGCTCGAAGATTTCGTGGCTCGCCGCCGTCTTTTTCGCCGTGTACTGCGCACGCTCTCTGTCAAGCTCCCGCATAATGGCATCCACCGCCGCCTGCTTCTGACGTGTTGCTTCGCTGTCGGCACGACCGCGTTGCAGGGAGACAGCCGTCTGCTGTGTGGCGTTCAGTCCGCTGTCCGTCAGCCCCATATTGGCAATCGCCTCCTGTATCTCGCGCCGCATCACCAGCTCATTCACCGCATTGGCATCATATACCGAACGGTAGCTGTCCTCTGTCTGCTTCGCCGATGCCTCATGATCCTTCCGCGAGGTTTCGATCGCCGCATCGTAAAACGCATCGGATACTCTTGCGGCTTCTTCCGCCAGTGTCTTACGTCGTGCGGCAAATTCGTCCGTCTGCTTTTTCGAAGCGGCGAGCTGATCCGCAAGGTATTCATCATAAGTTTTGGTTGCCATAAGTTACCCTCATCCTTTCTGCCGCATCAGCGGCACATACACTGTCCCCAAAAGGGGACACCGTTTCTTTACTGCCCTTGTTCATCCCATTCTTGTTGTTCGGATCCGTCGTAATTCCAGAAATTGCGCATATAATACGCCTGCCTTGCGCGCTCCTGTGCCCCGTCATCACGGGACACAGGAGTGTTGTTTTCGTGTTTGAGCATATACTTGTTCACAAGCCCTGCGAGCCACTGTTTCAGTTTGCTCATTGTGTTCACGCTCCCATCGCTTTCCGGATCAGTGCTTCCTGCTGTTCGCGCGGCATCTGCGTGAGCAGCTCGCGGTTTTCGGGTGACAACATCTCAAGCACGCCGCCCATATCGACGCCATACTCTTCTTGGCCCTCTTGTGTAAAGGGTTCCGGCGGCGTAGCCGATTGGGGGATTGCCATCGTTTCCACATCATCGTGCGGCATCGCACCCCCTTGTGCCTCCTGCATTTCACGGATCAGTCCCTCTAAATTGGGCACAACGCCGTGCGGGAGACGCTTGAGATACTGCAAGGGCGTGATAACGCCGACCGCCAGCAGATTATCCAGCGTCGCGATCGCCTGCGATTCGCTCCACAGACCCGTTGCACCGACATCGATCTTCGCCGTCACAACAAGATCACGGTAACGATCCCCGTCAAACGGCATATACCACACATCGTCCTCTTCCTCCATCTTCAGCGAACGCTTGCCGTATTTGGCGATCCAGAATTCCGCCCAGATGCGCGCCACATCCTCCACAAAGCTGTAAAAGCGGTTTTGCACCGTCTGCATCGGCATAGTCGCCGCCTCACGCACGGCAATGATCGCCGAGGTGTTCTCGGGACGCATATCACCGAGTGCCGCATCGTTGGCACCCGACTGCGTCAGCGTATTGGCGATCAGCGACTGGATATATTCATTGAAACGCGGCGAAAACTGCGGCGGTTCCACATAGCGCACCGCGCTCATCACATCCTCCGCCGTGCCGTACACGCGCAACACCTGCCCGGGATCGTTTGTCAGCTCCCCGGTAACCACATCACCGTTGACCACCGTCATCGGTACGCCCATCATCATCACCGCCCACACCGATGCCGTAAGCATACGGTTGATGGCGATCTGATTGGGAATGAGATTGGTGATCTCGCTTTCGCCGTACGCGCAATTTTTGCGGCGTTGCCAGATAAACGCGGCAAGCGGATACAGGCGAATACCCAAATCCCATTCCTTGCGCACGGTCACATTGCGGCACATCTGTACCCCCTTAACGGTCGTGTTGCCGTGCTTGTCGCGGCATTTCCACAAACGTGTGATCACCGTCGCCTTGCGGCTGTCGATGGGCTCGTCCTGTGAGCGATCCCCCGCCATATACGATACCTCCGTATCGGGCGTGATCTGCGCAAGCTCGTCCTCTCTGACGCCGTTGTGACGCGCACGTTGTCGAAGTTCCCGCACGCTTTTGCGCTGTACGATCAGGATATACGGCTGACTCTGCACATCGGCGTTGTTCGGATCTCCCATATACACATTTTCCACATCCAGTGTCTGCGCCAGGATGTCGCCGCAAATGGGGGTCGTGCGCGCCGCATCCGCATACAGCCCCGTCTCCACCCCGTTATCCCAATAGGTGTACAGATATCCCGTACCGCCGATGTAGGCATCCTCCAGCACCTGTGCCTTGCAATCCTCAAACTTCACGCGCTCGGCGGTGGTGCGGAAATAGTCCGAAAGTGCCGCCATCACCGTATCCACCTCGACCGTCCGATCGGCAACAGCACCGTCGCCGCTGTTGCCGCCGAACAGCGCCTGACGATGCATACGCACCTTTTCGCGAAGCTGTGCGGTGTTCGCGACTCCCTCGGCACTGTAAGACACCGACAGCGGCGCCGAGCCGACCACGGCGATTTTATAATCGCCGATGCGCTTGATGACATTGTGGCGAACCAGCGGTCGCTCCCCGCCACATTTGGCACCGTGCCACTGATCGCCGACAAAAAACCGTTCATTGCGGCGGTTCTGCTCATACAACCCGAGTGTACCCAAGCCGCTCTTGAAACGCCGTCCGTTTTCATATTCCTGCCACACCGAACGCGGCGTGACCTTCTGTTTATCGCTCATATTGCGTTGCTCCTTTCTTTACGGGAACTCCCTTGCTTGCTGATACGCTGTCACCGTGCGTCTTGCCTCCCTTGTTAAAGGGAGGCAAGACATCACCTTGGCGATGACGGAGGGATTCTGCCCTTGACCTGTTATTTCACATTTCCGAACATGGTGTACTTCATCATCATACCCTTGATACACATTGCACCGATCGCATCGATGCGCAGACCGAATGTGCGGCAACGGTGTATGCACGGCAACACCAGATGTGCGCGTGTATCCTCGGCGCAATATCGCTGACCGTCACTGCCGGCAGGGCATACCCCGTCAGAGATAAAGCGGATCCTCGCACCGTCCGTTTGCATCATCGGATAAAACGCCTGCAGGCGCTTATATGCGACAGGATCGCCGAAATCATACGTCTTGGTGGTAAGCGCAGATGCGATCGGGTGCTGTTCGGTTTGCGCATTCATCACGTTATCGAATGTCAGATACCGATCCTCTTTTTGGCTTTCAAAGCGGTACAGCACGCGGATCAAAGAATTCAGCCGCGAAACACCTAAGGTCGTGATCAACAAGGCGCGGTCAGCACTGTCGCTGATCAGGCACACCCGATCGGATGTTGCAAAGCCGTCAAAGCGATGCACAAACCACGCCATATTGCGTGCCGCTTTTTCGCCGGAAGCATATCCCGCAACATTCACAAAGCCGCTGTCGTTATAATCGAACTCCGCCATATGCGAACCGATCATCAGGCGGTATTTTCCCTGATGATCGGCGGCGGTAGCACAGCGGCGTTCCTCCACCGTTGTGTGCTCCAGCAACCACGGACGGATCTTCTGTCCGATCTCGCGGACATTCCGCTCACTGTACGCACCCGTCGGAACGAGCGTATACACGCGTGCATCCCGATCCATCCAGACAAGTCGGTCGCGGCAAAGCGCCACGCTCTCTTCACATCGGCAGCCGATACTCGGTGACAGCTGCGTCAGCGGAAAATATGCCTGCGCGGCCGTCACGTCCGCATTCGTGCCGTTTTCGATCGCTTCCGCATCGATATCCCCCTGCACATAGGTGGTGTAAAAGATCTCGCGCTCCTTGAAGATGACGAGCATATCTCCCTGCTTTTCCAGTGCCGTGATCTGTTGGGACGTATCGCCGACTGCCATATAGTTGTTTTCGGGGAAATAGAACGGATTGTCCACATCCGACCACGCCAACGTGGCGGTTGCCTTGTTCGCCAAAAACAAACGGGTACCGCCGCGCTTATTCTGTGTACCGCCGAACCATATTGCCTGCGATGCGGTAAATATCCGATTTGCAACGCGCAAGCCCTCTCGCTCACAGCTCACCGTGACCGTGCCCGAGCTTTCCGACACCGGCAACGGCGGAGACACCTTTATGTACCCCGCTCCGAACGCCTGTGCCGTATAGTGCGTGGAACCGAGCTGAAACCCGACCGCGTCACCCTGTGTTATCATCGACACGGTACACTCGCCTTTGGCGGAAACGATCTCCATTGTCACGTTGCTTTGATTGGCTGTCTTCGTGGGCAACACATAATATTCCGCCGCAGTCTGCGTCGTAACCGACGGCGTAAACCGTGCGCGGTAGCGGTTGGTAAGCAGATTGAAGCCCTCGTACATCACGCCGTTGGCGGATTTGCAGGAAGGCGTACCACTGCCCTCATACGCCGTACTGTTAGCGTTGATCATCACAAGCGGCGCATACAGCTTATCCTCTTCCACCTGCTTCATTGTTCCCGATGCATCATCGGGAACAAATACGTTGCTGTGATGATACAGCAAAAACGGTGCACCGTATTGCCTCACATCGCACGGTGCCACGGCAAATACATAATCAGCCGCATTGATCGTCATAACGTAGCTGCCAAGGCATTCGCCGTCAAGCGACACCACCTGCACCGTCATCGGTGAATCGCCGTTGGTCAGCTCACTTGCGCACGTCAACACCACCGCGCACATCTGTCCGTTGATCTCCATCGGTTTTCGGAAAATGCAGTCCGTCAGCACCACCGAGCCGCTTTGCCGTATAAGAGGCTCTTCGCCGATAGCTCTCACTGCTTCACGCGTCATCAGCACACCGTTGCGCGGTGTCAGGTTGCACACATCGGCAAGCTCATCATCCTCAATCAGCGTTGCATCGACCGCTGTGTTCAACCCACCGAGCAACCGCGGCACATTCAACCTCTGTGAACGGTTGCGTCCCATCGCCTCATACCGCATCGGGCATCACATCCTTCCGCCTGCGTTTATGGGTCAGGATCGCCCGCTTGCGATTATACAACGCGGTCATCAGCGACTGGTTGTCCGCATCCCCGATCGTCTGCGCGATCAGCATCGCCACGCCGTACGGCATCACCTCATTCATCACCCGCTCAGGCAGATGAAGCGTGTCCGTAAGCGCGCCGAGCTCCTCAAAGCCGTCGTCATACAAGCCGTACCACACATCGCTGTAGATCTGATTGACAAGCGGCAGCATCCGTGCCGTCACATCCGCATACATCTGGCTGTCCAATCGCCCGTTCCGATCGGTGTAATTGAGCAGCTGCAATGCGCGGTTTTTAAGTTGTTCTCCGGTTTTCATTGTTCCGTTCCTTCTCCTTTCCCCGTGATGTCAAGAGAATATACGGCAAGCGGTACATACTCTCCCGTGCCGAAATCCACACCGTTGAGCACGATCCGATCCTCGTACACGTCCACAAGATAACCGTAACTGCCGCCGACGCTGACAAGCTTGCCATCCACCACTTTGCGGTTGGATGCAAGCGACGGCACGTGCACCGAACGGAAGCCAAGCGCTTCGGAGTATGTCGCGTTTTCGACCTCCTCCTGCATCTCGAAAACAAAGTGGCTGTGTCCGTGAAACAGTATCGTGTTTTTGTAGTGCCGCAGCAGGTCGATGAAGGTGGTGGTTTTGGCCCCCCACCAGTCGAAGATCTTGTTTGTATATACGCCGTAGGGGTTGCCGCTGTCGGCATCGGACACAAACGGATGCACAAAAATGAAGCACCGCTTGTCGCGGTTCTCCTCCAGCGTATCGCCCAGCCACTCCAGCGCATCATCCGTCATCGGTTTGCTTCCCTCGGGCTGACCGATGAAGATGAACACGTCCGCGCCGTGTGTGATGGCGTAGTGCAGAGGGTGTCCCGTGTACTCCTTCATCTTTTGCAGTGTATTGACGACGAGGGTCGGGTCTGCACCGTATGTGTCGGTGTAGGTACCCGTCACTTTGTAGCCGTTATAGCTTTCGTGATTGCCGCAACAGCCATACACGGGAATGCTGTGCTTCTCGCAAACGCTTTTGTACTCATCAAACTGAACGGGGTTGTAATACGATGTGCCCTCTGCTTCGCTGATCGGATACCAAAAGCCGATGTTTGTCATATCCCCCGTGTGAGCACAGAAGGCACAGCCTTGCTCCTCAAAAAAGGTCAGCGCGTTGTCCAGTCGTGTGCCGTTGACGGAGTTGCCGCTGAGGTGCAGGTCGGACAACAGTCCGAAGTTGTACAGTTTCTCCCCTTGCGGACGCGCCAGACGGCCCAAAGGAATACCGAACATCCGCTTGCCGTTTTTGTCATACACACCGATCCGCGTCACTCCTTCAGGCGCAATGTTTTGCGGTATAAAACCGTTATATTGATAACCCATACCGTCACCGCCTTATTCCAGCGTGATTGTCAGCGATGCCACATCGGCAGCCGTGATTTCGACGTTGTCCGTAAGTGTCACGGTGATTCTGGCAAAACCGCCGCCCGTATAGTTTCCGTATGTAGTGCTGAGTCCATTACCCGCCAAAACATCACCGCCTGTATCGCTGTACGATGACACATAGGTTTTGTTTGCGTCATAAAAACAGATGCGGGCAAAGTATTTGTACTGTGTACAAGCAATCGGTGTCACGCCGCCGATCTGAAACTTCTTGCCGCTCATCCCATCTTCCCACGGGATGTAATCGGTCGTCACCTTGCCGTTATACGCCGAAGTCGCGCCGCTCGATCCGAGACGCTTGTTGAGCTCTGCCGTCGCGGCATTGAAGTAGTTGGTCACAGTCGGCTGTTCAGGTTCGTCGGGTTCGGTGGGTTCATCGGGTTCGGTCGCGGCGATGGTCAGTGCGCCGATGTCCAGGGTCGTGCCGTCCTCCGTCTCATACTTGACCACATATTCACCGCTTGCGAGGCTACCAGACACCACGATGTTGTTGTCCTCATCCACGTAGCCGAATACGGGTGCGCCGCCCAGTGCGGTGAGCACTTCGCTGACGATGGCGGCCTTGTCGGTGTCGGTCAGCGTATACGGATCACCTTTTTCGCCTTTTTCGCCCTTTTCACCGCTTTCGCCTTTTTCGCCTTTCTCACCGCTTTCGCCTTGCGCTTTCACGCCTGTATCGGTTTCTCCGATGTACCAGTTGCCGTTTTCGCCGATATGCGGCGCAACAGCGTCGCCCGCTCCCAATGTCCTCCATGAATGTTCACCGATACAGATGTAAAACCGTTGTTGCTGTGTAACGAGCACGACATCCCCTTCGTTTGCTTGGATATCGGCAAGCCACGCTTCCGAATTCACCGCACCGATATAGCGCATTTTTGAAAATTGCATTCCTGCCAGATCGACGGCAAACTCCGCTTCACTTCCCTGATAGCCCCCCTCCACCGCATAGGCATAGGCGGATTTGCCGTCTTCACCGCGCCTGCCGGGCGTGTTGACCGCATCCTGCGCAGAGGCAGCATATTCAGAGGCTGCATTGCGAGCAACGATTGCCTTTTCCGCAGCGGCAACCGCCGTATCCTTTGCAGTTGCCGTGCGCACAAGCATCTCCGACACACCCGTCCAGAACGGTGTCCCGTTTTCGACGCTTGCATCCTCAAAATACAGCACCATCTCGGGGGAACGGAAGGTCACGGTTTCCTTGCCGTTCTCTACCCGTGACAACACCACGCGAACACTCAGCTGTCCCGCCGCAACCGTCAGCAATTGCGGTAAAAGGTAGCTGAGCGTTGCCGTTTCTCCGTCCGTCTCGATGCTGTCGAGGATATCGCTCGACAGCACGGTGCCGTCACCCGTTGTGAAGCTCAGGCGCACCGTATCCTCCGCCGCGTACAAATTCTCAAGAACAAAACGGGCGAGCGTCGCGTTGTGCTCACCCTTCACGCCGCCGTATTGCGGAACAGACGGCATAACCGTACCGTTCCCGACGGTAAAACTCACTGTGCGTTTGGTCATTTTGTCACATCCTTTTCGTGTTGTGTGCCAAAGTAAAACGAGATCACGCTCGACACAATGATCATCACATTATCCGCGCTGATTCTGCCTGTAAAGCTCAGCACCGAAAACACCAGAATCACCGCCAATGTCACAATCGTTTTTACCTTGATCAGTGCCGCCAGATTGTCTTTATAATTCATAGTAACTCCTCCTTATACCCCGTTACTGCTGATGAAACTTCTTCAGCTCCTGCACCTCACGTGTCAGTGTAGCGATCTTCTCCTCCACCACGGGCATACGCTTGGCAAAGCCGTTGTGCTCCCGCACCTCGCGGGTCAACTCCTTGATCTGCATATCGGTGACTGCCTGCGCTTTTTCAAGCTGTGCCGACACCTGTCGGTTGCTGATCACATTGCTGATTACCACACCGACCAATGCCAGCCCACCCGTGATGATCGCTACGATGATCTCGGTCATACGACCACCTCCAGCAGCGCCTTCCACGTTTCAAGACCGACAATACCGTCAACGCTGAGCCCGTGCTTTGCCTGATAGGCTTTGACAGCACCGAGCGTCTCATCGCCGAAGATGCCGTCAGCATCCGCACCGACAAGTGTCTGCACCAGGCGCACACGCTCACCCGTCATACCGTAGGACACATACAGTGCCGCCACGCCTGCCGTCTCTGCGCCCCAGATACCGTCGTCCCCGTATTGCGGCAACGCAATACCGTCTGCCATCGCCGCACGCTGGAAACGGAGAACCGGCCCTTCCGTAGGGGTCGGGTTTCCCGACCCGCCTTGCACGATACCCGCTACGATCGCCTCAAACGGGTAATTCTTACCGGGACACGCCGTCGCATCGTGATCGCCGTGGCGGGTGACCTCGAGCTTACCGTACTTGTCCTCAAGATAAACCATCAACTGCACGATGGCATTCTGCTGAGCGGCAGACATCGTATCTTCCTCAAAATTGCCCTCGGCACAGATGCCGATGCGGTCATTGAAGCCTGTGGTGTGTGCCCCGAGCCACTGCTCAGGTCTGCCGCGATAAATTACGCCGTCCTTCGCCACATAGAAGTGATAGCCGATCCCCGCCCAGCCGTTGACATCGCGGTGGTATTGATGAACCGCCTGAACACTGCCGTCGATCGCGGCGTGATGCAGGATGACCCCCTTAGGTGTGCCCTCACGGTCGCTGTGATTATCGTTAAAACGCAAGCCTGCGTCCTTGATTTCGATTGCCATATAGTCTTCTCCCTTCATCTGTATAGACTCTCCCCTTTTTCGCTCCCCTTGCGGATGCAAGGGGAGCGGTCACCGTTAAGTGACACAGGGGAACCGTTACGCGTCAATGCCGTTTCGGCTTGCCGCGCAACACGTTATCAGCCGCGAATAAAGGCATACACCGCACCGCGCATCGTGGTTTTGATAAACGCATCGTAATAAAGACGGTAATCAAACTTCCACGCATCCGCTTTGAGATTTTGTTCGGGGCTGAAGGTGCGCAGCGTTTCGCTCTTTTTCACAAGCGATACCGCACGCTTAGGAAGCACCAGGAAGCCGATGGATTTCGCCGCATCGGTCGGCACAAAGCCGCCTTCCTCCTGACCCTCGGTGGTACCGTCAAAGAAATCGTACTGCGTCTTCATGCGCGACAGCGGCACGGGAAGCAGCTTGATATCATCAAGCGTGCGCACGCGGGTGTGCACATCGCCCTTCTTGAAATCGCTCATCACGATCTGACGGCTGATTTCGGGCGAAGCCGAAAGGCTCTTGAGGAATGCGTTATCCGCAAAGCAGATCAGCTCCTCATCAAAGCCGACCACCTCGCGGATGGCGCTGACCGCCTCACCGAACATCGCATATGCCTCGGTGTCGGGATCGCCCTCCACCGTCTGACCGTTTGCCGCCGCATAGCCGCCGAGCTTCGACAGCGTGTAAGCATCCACCTCGGGCACCACCTTGGTGCGCACAAACTCCGACAGCACCTCACCTGCCAGCTCTGCAATGCCCGTCTCGTCGTTGTCCTCGCGGTCCAGCTGGAAGGAACGCGCACGGTCCTGCTCCAGCGTAAACGGTTCGCTTTGCACCGCGATCGAACCTGCCACAAAGCCGTTGTTGCGGTCATAATCGCCCAAGCTGCTCATATCCATCGTGGGAATGAGCACGGTCTTTGCGCCCACAAACTTGGTGCGCAGGGCATTGTCCTCAAATACACCGACCGTCGAGCCCTGCACCAGGGCCTTTTCCAGCTGATCGGTCATCGTCGTTCTGAACTCCAAAGAATTGATAGTCTTACTCATAATATGCATTCTCCTTTTGTTTTGTTTTGATTGTTGATTACTGCCGACGCCACACACCGCGCAGCATCGCTTCGGTGACGGGATCGGTTGCGTCGCCGCCGCTGTCCGAAAGAGAGCCGACAGCCGACTGTTGATTGCTTGCCTGCTTTTGTGCCGCCTGTGCGACACGCGCCTGTTCGTTCAGGATATGGCGGTTGAACGCATCGGGAAGCGGAACGCCCGTCTGAAGTGCCGTTTCGATCACCGCTCGCGGTACATCGCGAAAAGCGGTTACCTCGGAATGCTCTGTCTTCAGCTGTATAAATTCCCGTGCCAGTCGCTCGTGAAGCGTCTGAAGAGAAGCCTTATCCGCTGTCTGATCCGCCTCACGGAACGTACCGACCTTTGCGGCGCGCTCTGCTTTTTCGAGAGCCAACACCCTGTCAGCAGCTTTTTCGCCGTATTCCCTGGCATACGCCGCCCTTACGGCAGATTCCCGTCTTTCCAGCATCCCGTCCAGCAGCTCGGCGGTGGTTTTCGCGCCGTAGACCGCTTTGAGTTGATGGAGCTTTTCGAGATCATCTGCCATCCGTTCAAATTTCATACCCTTTTGCAGCAGTGTTGTCACCCGTTCGGTATCACTTGCCCTGATCGGTATCACCGCACCGTTGTACACCGGCGTGAAGATCCGATCCTGAGAAGGATCCCCCTCCGTTTGTGTCAACCCCTCCTGCTGTTCAACCTCAGTAACCGCATCCGCCTCATTGGTTTGTTCGGCGGCATCGGTCACCTCCGTTGTGGTTGTGATGTCCTCAGACACCGTATTGGTATCGGCTGTATCCACGGTGGTGTCCACAGCCGTTTCCGTCATCATCATACAAACTCCTCCTGTTCTGTATCGGTTTATTCCCATTCGCTGTCAAAGGATGCGGCAAGCCGCGCATAATACGACACACCCGGCTTAGTACGCACCGTCGGATCCTTCGGTCGAAAATGCCGTACATCCGCCATCGCGTAGCGAAGCGCATCCATCAGATGGTTATTTTTATCTTCGGGTTCATTGATTCCCGCGCCTGTGCTGTCCGTCTTCCACGCATAGGAGGACAGCTCCGCGATCGCCGCCTTGCACACGGGATGCACCACAATGCGGTATTCCTGCAACACCGCGATGCCGTGAAGCACACTGTCACGCCCCTTGTCGGCAGGCTGAATGCGCAGGATACCCGCGCGTCTGAGCTCCTCATTGCTTTTCGGTTCGGCACAGTCGGCGCGGATGCGTTCCTTCTGATACCCTTTTTTCTTGATCATCGCGGCGATTTCGGAATTGACCATCCGCGTCTGATAGTGCTCATCAAAAATGTACAGCACCTTGTCCTCCCGATTCACCGCCGCCGCCACAAACGCCGTCGGATCGTTCGAGTATCCGTAGTCAAGCCCGTACACACAGCGGTATTTCCAGCTGTCCTCGCCGTGCAACAGCTCCTCCACCGAAAACGCCTGCACACACCAGTTGTCAAAGATCAACCCCTGTGCAACACCCCAGTCGCCGAGTCCCGCCACACGGTATCGCCGCGGATTGTTCTGTTTCATCGTTTCAAACATCCGCTTGTCATCCTCCTGCAGCCACTCATTGCAGGTATAATCGGTTGTGATAGCAAGCACATCCCTTTGCGGCGTATCAAAAAAGCGCTTTTTCAGCCAGTGCGTCTCGCTCCACGGATTAAAGGTCAGCGTCACCTGCTTGAACAGCGGCTCAGGCACCGCACCGCGGATGGATTCGTCAATGGTGGCAAAATCCGCTTCATTGTCGATCTCATAGGCTTCCTCGATCCACAACCAGCACAGATACCCGCGCTCGACCGTGATGGAGGTGATCTTAAACGGATCATCGAGCCCTCGGAAATAGATCTTCTGTCCCGTTTTCACGTTCTCGATCTCCAAGGGACTCTCCTTTGCCTTCCAGGTGCCCTGCAGTCCCAAACGACGTATTGCCCATTTCAGCTCCGCAAAGCAGCTGTCCTTCAGTGTGCGAAAGGTTTTTCGGATCACCAGCAGATTGGCATCCCTGTATTTTTCCTTGGACAGCTGTGAAACGAACCACAGTGCCGCTGTTTTGGATTTCTTGCTTGCGCGCGATCCCTTCACAACGCGATACCGTCCCTTGAAGCTCCAGAAACGATCGTAGCCGTTGCCGATAAAGGTGCGCATACGTGTTGCATCATCCACCCAGATCATCCACAATCACAACCTCCGTCACCGCTTCGGGCATTGCCTTATCGCTGAATAAGCCCTGCCGTTTTCCGAGCAATTCCGCGGCGCGCATCCGTTCCTTTTCACTGCCGACCTCACCGCGAAGCACCGCCGTCAGAAACTGTAAAATTTCCTGCGAGCTCGCCACCGATTGATCGGCATGGCGTTCTCCGATATGCTCCATATACGCCTGCACCGTCGGTGCCTTAAGCAACCGCCGTGCCGCCGCGACAGCATTCGCCTCACGGTAGCCTGCCAGACGGTATGCCTCAGACGGTTCCTTACCGCCGAGAACGGCATCGGCAAACACCTTTTGTCTTGTTGTCAGCATCCTCGTCACCCCATCTCTACCCATTCGGGATGCATCCGCATCCACTCCCGTTGCGCAGGTGTCAGCATCGAACACATCCACTCCAACGTCTGTTCCAAGTCCTGCGCACAAAACCGACAAAAGCCGTCGCTCATATCGCTTTCGCACACCTCTTCCCCGCACTGTGCACACAGATACTCTTCTTCTGTTTCCTGTGCACCGCAAAACGGACAAACCGTATGTGTGGATACACGCTCATAGCGCGTTCCGTACGGAATATCGTCATATCCGTCCCGCATCTGTGCAAACGACTCTCCACAGCATTGACATTTCATTTTTATCCCTCCTGAATATGGTTGTTGTTTTTGTATCGCAACTCACCTTATGTCCCGATACACGGTATCTCGGTGTGTCGCGCCCGTTACGCATCCGCCAACGATGCATTTCAAAATATATCCCGCACCTTTCTCTCTGTTTGTTCTGCCGGGCAGTCACTCACCCGTCAGCTTCCTGATTACGCACCTCCCTGCTCATTGACCTCATCCGATGAAAAGAGGAGTCATCTGAAATAGGAGGATTCGACTAAATAAAGAAACCACCCAAAATGAGAGGAACCACCCCAAAATGAGAGGACCACCCCAAAATGAGAGGACCACCCCAAAATGAGAGGACCACCCCAAAATGAGAGGACCACCCCAAAATGAGAGGACCAT